AATGACCTACTTCTTTATTGTCTGGGCATATCGTATGGGTGATAAACAATCCTATAACTTTCCTGTAGGACTGTTTAATACTCTTGAGGATGCTAAAAATGCTGCCGATTCCCATCATCTTTATCGTGGAGGTAAGTATGGGCACTTGATTTATAAGTTGCCTGTTGGACAAGAGTTTGATGCTGAAGAATGTAAACCCGTAATGGACCTACTATGACCTATCAAATTACCAAACAAATCCGCATTAAACACACCGAAGATGATTGGGATTTTGTATTCACAACTGATGAGTATGGAACTGTGAGTGTGAGTAGCACTGATGGTTTGAAGGCAATGACTGGTCAAATCACAGAGTTTATCATTCCTCAAGATTGTATTCAACACTTTATTGATGCTCTGGAACAACTAAAATGAAAAAGTGTAAGACGTGTAAGTATTGGGACTATCAAGGAAACAAGATTGGTAAGTGTTCTGGTATTGTATCCAGTTCTATTGTTATCCATATTCCCAATCAACCAAAAGAAAAACCAGATGGTAAACTAATTACTAAAGAGGGTATCATCACTGATGCTAATTTTATTATGACTACCCAAGATTGGAATTGTAAGAACTGGGAACTGAAATGAACGAAAGAGACACTGATTACTTCCGAGAGCACAAAATGCTCATCAATCCTGATGAGTTTTTGTTGGATAACGTCAAAGGATTCCACTATGAAGTCATGGAGGAAGGTGAGCACGTATGGATGGCATTCTACATGGAAGACGGCACCACAGGGCACTTGAATATCTTCCGAAACTGTGGTAAGATTCAGACCCGATACGAGGAATGGAAGGATGACTGAAATAAACTACTTCAAACAACGAGTTCCTGGATTTATTGACCCAAGAGGACTTGTTCGTGCTGATTTTGAATTTACAGAAACCCAAGAACTTTTAGACCATCCATACATCCAAAACTGGATGAAAGATGGTGGTTCTGCTATGAAAAAGAATAATATGATTATTGTAAAAACAGGTAGTAGTGGTTCTCACTTTGTTGTTGGATATGTGAAAAATCCTGATGATGTAGACCTTCCCGTAAAAAATTATGATTGAAAGAGTAAAATTCGTTCATATCAACAGAACCATCTGCCCGAAGACAGGAACACATTTTTTGGATGCTATTGATGATGAAGGTCAAATATGGTTTGCAGAAATGCGAACAGATATAGAACGTTGGATAGTATATTCTGTCCCTTGGAAGAAATCAGGACAGATGCCTCGTAAGGTCACTTGAAGAACCGTCACACTCCCTCAGCACAGGGGAGTGATTTGCCCTATAATAGTCTCATACACAAAGAACCCGATGATTGAAAAAGCACAAGCAGTAAAAGATGCTGTAGGAACTGTTTATAAAGATGATTGGTGTAAAAAAGCAGGTTGGGAAATAGATAAACCTACTGTTATTATTGCTCTTCGTGAAGTCATCAACCAACTTCAGCAATCTTCTGCTACACATCCTGCCTTTATTTCTTGTCCCGACTTACTTTATCTCATTGAAGAACTTCAAAAAATATGACTTACAATCTCCCAGAAAAAACAAAACCATTCTCCTATACAAGAGAAGAATTATTCCAATGTGTTAAGAATATTATAGAGCAAAACAAAAGTGCAGAAGCAAGAGCACTTGCAGTTTTTTGTGTATTTGAAGACTATCTTGCGAATTTCACGGAAAGTGATAATAATGGTGGGTATTATATTCCTGAGTGCGACCAGATTGATTTTCAGGATTTTGTAAGGTTCAAACTCTGTGTTGATGATTATGATTATGTTTCCGCTGATGATGTTCTAAAATGAAACTCTTTGATTACTTCATAATTATTTCCATAGGTGCTCTTATGATTGTAGTCAATTGGTTTGAGAACTCTTATTGGTCTTGGAAGAATTGTATTGACTTTCGTTTAGATTGCAAAGATATTATTGACTACAAAGCATTCTGGGAAGAACTAAATATCGGTAGTATTCAGATGAGAGACGAATATATAATGTCTCAACCAGGATTTGACCCTTATAATCTATCTGGTAGAGACCCTTATTATTCTTATGTGATGGAGAAAAAATGAAACTCTTTGATTATGAAACTTATGAGGACTATGGGAAGGAATGGTTTCTTCAAGTTCTCACAATTCCAGAGAAGTTTGCCTTCCTTGATATTACTGTTCAGTGGGATGATTATGGTGCAGATGAAATCTTTCCATCAATTTCTTTGAGTATTGGTTCTCATCGTTTGTGTGGATTTTGTTTCCGTTGGGGACGATTTGAGTTCCAGTGTGATATAATTGACTCACGACCTAGAGATTTGACGTGGTACAGACAATGAGAAACTTTGTTTTATCTCTTTGGTATAGGTACAAAGAGTGGAGATATGAACGTAAATGTATCAAATACTTTGGTGCAAAACCAGAGAAGGTTTATCTTTCTAAAGAAGATTATGATGCTCTGGTGGAACGATTGAATCAACCACCAGACCCTAAGACACAAGAAGCAATTCGTAGAATCTTAGAACGCAGAGCACCTTGGGATGAGTAACATTCAAGAAAAATTTGATATTTGGTTTGAAGAGTCTGATGGATTCTCTTATCGTTCTGAACTATTCTGGGATGATTTTTATTATGCCTCAAAATCTGGTGATACACAAGGTATTCGCAAATGGTTGCAGGATGCCTATGAGATGGGGTATAATGATGCAAGACAATGTACTGAGGAATCTAACTGATGGCAAAAGCAAAAGCAAAAATTGATAAAGAAGAATTTCCATATGATGGATTTCCAGTTAAAATTGTCCATAAAGATGGAAAAGATTTGAAAGATAAAAAGACTTGCTATTTTGATAGTGAGTATAATGCACAAAAATATATTGCAAGATCTAAGTTTAAGAAAAAAGATTACACAATGACTATTAAAGGAGAGGAAAAATGACCAAACGTGCTCTAATCACTGGTGGTGCTGGTTTTATTGCACATCACCTAATTGGACAAGTTCTAAATACAACGGATTGGGATATTGTAACATTAGATCGTCTTGATTATAGTGGTAATCTAAATCGTCTTCATGATCTTATGCTTTCGTTTGATCCTGAAGTTCGAAAGCGTGTTAAAGTCGTCCATCATGATCTTAAAGCAGAACTAAATCCTCTAATTTGTAGTGAAGTCGGGAATGTTGATTATGTTTTACACCTTGCTGCTGGGTCTCATGTTGATCGAAGTATTGAATATCCTATGGAGTTTGTTCTCGACAATGTAGTGGCAACCTGTAATATTCTTGAATTTGCAAGAAAACAAAATAACTTAGAGCGATTTATCTATTTTAGTACTGACGAAGTATTTGGTCCTGCCCCAAATGGAATTAAGTACAAAGAAAATGATAGATATAATTCCACTAATCCATATAGTGCAACTAAGGCAGGTGGAGAAGAACTTGCAGTAGCATATGAAAATACTTATGGTCTGCCAGTGTATATTACCCATACTATGAATGTTTTTGGTGAGCGTCAGCATCCAGAAAAGTATATTCCAATGTGTATTCGCAAAATTCGTGATGGTGAAACAGTAACCATTCACAGTGATAGTACATGCACAATTCCTGGTTCACGACACTATATTCATGCTGAAGATGTTGCCAATGCAATTTTATTTCTTCTAAATTATCAAGGAACATTTGACACTACCTGGGGTGGTGCTAAGTGTCCCAAATTTAATATTGTTGGTGCAGAAGAACTCAATAATCTTGAACTTGCACAAATTATTGCAGAATCTCAAGGAAAAGAACTCAAGTATGAACTTGTAGATTTCCATTCTTCACGTCCTGGACATGACTTGCGTTATGCTCTTGATGGTGGTAAAATGAAAGAAATGGGATGGGAACCTGCTAAATCAGTAAGGGAACGAATCTCAGAAGTCACTAACTGGACACTAGAAAACAATCGCTGGATTAATCTATGACTAAACGAACTTTTGTTGATAAAAATGGTAACTCATGGGAATGGGAAGAGACTAAAGAGACTGTAAAGGCAATTAAAGCATATTGGGATTTGGTAAATGCGAATAGACTGGTTTAATACCATATTTGCAATTTATTTAATTTACCTAGGATTTACCATTGGAAGAAACAAACAAAATGACTGATAAAAAACTAATTGATGAAGCATTTTATGTTGAACAACGAAGATGGGGAACCTGGGATTCTTATGATAAGGATGGGAAGTGTATTATTACTTCCCTTACTGAAGAAGAATGTGTCCGTGCCACAAGATTTTATCTAAAATTAAAACAAGAAAATGCTTTGGAATCTACTGGTTCAAAATATGAGGGAACAGTTGGGGGAAAACTATAATTTTCCTTCAATGGATCCTTCTACACCATGGTATGAGTTTAACAGTTACCAAGAATGTTGCTGGTCCCTAAAAAGACCAGTGCGTCTTGGTTCTTTTATGAGATATAATGATTATCTAAAAGAAATTGGTCTAAAGTAAAGGAGATGTAAAAATGTACGATTTAGATGATTTTGAAAAAGCACTAGCACATTTTGGGACCAGAGTGGACATTATTTGTGCATTGGAAATGGGAGGAAAACTTGATGCTGACACTGCTTACAAAAATATTAAAATGGAACTCAAGGCACTCAAAAAAATCAGAAAGTCTCTTAGAAAAAATGAGGACGTGCAGCAATTGCAAGATGGAGAAACCGCTTGACGTAGATCATTATCAGGTGGTAAAATATTTCAAGTACGGTTTTTCTTATCAGTGCAATGAGTGCTCCAAACCAAAACCAAGAGATTGATACATTAAAAATCACTCAAAACTCTGACGGTTCTTATACTGTTGATTGGTCTCCAGATGACCCCAAATGGTCATGGATGAATTCTCTAACTAGTGCTGAGATACAAATTATTATTCAACAAGCAATTAAGGAATATAAAAAATGAATTATGAACGTGTGTGGACTTCTATGAATGACCTTGAGATGGTAACGTCTAAGATTTGTTCCGCTCGTGAAATTCTTGATAGTGCCACCGATGCACTGGTAGAACACAAGTATGATAAGGTAGAAAGTCTCATTACTGCCGCTCATGAATTTCTTGGGTATTATCTTGATGAGTTTGACAATAAGTTCAAGGATGCTTGGAAAGAAACTGTAGTTGCTCAAAAAAATAAAAAATTTGATGATTGGGAAGAATACTATTACCCAGAAGAACATCAAGAAAATAAAGTAACCAAATGGATTATTCCTATTGAACTTGATGGTCTAACCGGAGAGTGCTATCTATCTCTTCCTGATGATCTATTAGAACAAGTTGGTTTGATTGAAGGTGATCAAGTTATTTGGAAAAATAACAATGACGGATCTTTTACTGTAATGAAACAAACAAATCCCATTCAAATGGATGAATGTTGATGGAACACGAACTTTTTGTATGCAACTGTAATGATGTAAGTCATCAGTTCATTATTACTTGCTTTGATGATGATTTTATCACCATAGAAACACATCTAAGTAATAATGGTCTATGGAATCGTATTAAATACGCATTTTGTTATATCTTGGGTAAAAGATCAAGATATAATGGTGGGGCATTTGGTGAAGTCTTGCTAAACAAGACTCAAACTGCTATGATGATTGAAACCCTAAAAAAACATTATGAGAGGATGATTTAATGGCATTGGGAAAACAAGTTGAAGAAAGTTTAAAAGAAGCAGAAGCAAGTCTGAGAAATGCCTTATCATTTGCCTCTCGCTCAGAACGTCCAATGGTATGTGTATCAATTTCAAAGATGATTCAGGAAATTGAAGCACTAATGACTTATGATTCTTTAATGGATAAATTGGAGAATAGGAAACCTGGTGACAGTGGATTATGGGGTAATTTTCTAACAGATAAAGATTAAGAACGGTTACTTTAATCTTAAAATAAGATTAAAAAATCTCATTTTAAAACTATATAATGTTAGGATATGCCCATAATTGCAATAGAATTATGACCATCTCAAATAAAAGTTTAGGTGAACTTAGTGAAGAAGAATTCAAAGAAATGGATGATCTTCGAAAGGCAATATCACAAAATCCATCATATGTTCATCCAGACAAGCAAGAAAGATTCACTGAACTGTTTGTAAGGTCACTTTCTTACGTTGGCAACATTTAATAAATAAATTTAACAGTTTTCTATAGTCCCATGGACAACATTAATCAGCATATTGAAGAAGATAAGAGAATTTTAGAAGATCCTACAGTGTCCCCACAAATGCGTCGTCATACCGCAGAAGAACTTGAGGCACTTGAGGCATATAAAGATAATCATCCAGAAGATGACCATGATCCTACACCATTGGAACTATATTGTGATGCCAATCCTGAAGCACCAGAATGTAGAATCTATGAGTAAGTGACACTTTAAAAAGTAGCACACTACGGGTCTTCTGTTTTCAGGAGACCCTTTATAATGCTTTGTGAAGGTCTATTTAAATATGTCTACTACGCACAAATTAATTTTTGTTTCATCTTTTTTGTGGTTTATGCACTGGGGTTCATGTCTTACGTTGAAGTTACTGGATATGGTTATAGTAGGAAACTATGTAAAGACGTTACCAATTGGTTTTTGAGTAGTTTCTTACCAAGACACAAACTTTACATTGAAATTTGGCATCATGGGTTAAAAAGAGAAGGTGTATGGGGTTATTGTGATGTTATTGGGTCCACATACAAACCAAGAGAGTTTCTCATTGAAATTCAGTCTGGATTGGATAAAAAGGATTACATTAAAACCATATTGCATGAGTTTGTTCATCTGGAAGACTTCTGCCGAGATCGTTTGAAAATTAAATCCTCAAAAAGATATTACAATGGTATTGATGTAGAGGAACTTAATTATGATGAACAACCACACGAAATAAAAGCATATCAAATGGAAGAGATTCTCTATCACCAATATATTAATCAGAAATGAATTTTACGACAGAACAACTTAAACTTATTTTTACCGCAGTGAGGTATTACCAGATCAATGGAGTTCCTTTGAGTTCTCAACGATATAATGACTGCTCTGATATACTTGACTACATTTTTCCTGTGGCGAAGGATGTGACAGTTCCCAATCCGTCCTCTTTGTCCACAGATCCCACCAGTATCCCTTATGATAGTGGAGACAAACAAAGTCACTCATGAACAAATTCTACGGTCTTTTATTTGCAACAGGAGTAATCGTTGGATGGGGAGTTTTTGTGTTTGAACGTGATAAAAAAATGTTCAACCCATATGATCGCCCGTCAGTATGCGAAGTTCTTTCTAAGGATCACCCAGAGTGCAAGACGAAATGAATTACGAAGAAATCCGAGAGTTTCTTTTGGCATTTGAAGACTTCATCAAACATGCAGAAGTCGAAGAACTGTATCATGAAATGCGATCAGTCAACAAAATGAATATTGAGAAAGAGATTGAAGAAAAAGCAAGTGCCTTGGAAGTCACTTGTGACTATTACATGATGGAGTTTATGTAATGGAAATTCGGGCAAAACTTCTACTTGCTCTAACACAAGTTGAGAACATTACCAACTTACTTAATGGTAATGAATATCAAGACTTTCTGTATTCCCATTTGATGTCTATTCAAGTGGAACTGCAAAGACAGTTGACAAATCTAAACCAGTCTACTAAAATCAAGGAGTAATTTAACACAAACAATGAAGTATCTTTATCTTGTTGATTATTGGGTCCCCTTTCCTTCCTCAGAATATGGTGGTCTTGTGACTCTCATTGCAGAATCTGATACTGAAGCATTTGAAATTCTTTCGGATGAAGATGAATTTGATTCTGAATATGTAGATCGAATCATGGAACGGGTTGTCAATTCACAGAAATTTGCTCTGGTTGATGAGTATGAATCTGGAATTGTGGAAGCATTTACGACCTGATGATTTCGGAGTTTCCACACAAATCCCCAAAAGGATATTCTTATGAATTCAAACAGTTCAAACGTAACATCATTGCAATTTGGATTTGCGATCATCGCAGGTATGTGTACAACAATGGTACTAACGTTTCTTGCATATGGGGATTTTACAATCAAAAAACCAAAGAGTATTACTCCCCAATCAATTCATCAACAATTGGTAGTGTAGTAGATATTTTAAATACAACACCGTATTCTGCGGTACACATACATAAAACAGCACTTGAACTTGCATTTGTATGAGATCAGAATCTTTTGCCGAAGGACTTGAAGTCCAGTACGATAAAATTACTGGATCAATCAGGTTTATCTCTACACAATACATTACAATCTGTATGAGAAAATTTGGTGATAAGGCAAGAGATGTATGTGTATTAGTATATCCAGAGCAGTGGAAAGATATTCAACTTATTAACGGTAACAGACAAGAATATGAAAAATAAGAAGAAGTCATTCTTATACTATCTTTACTGTGCTCTTGGTGAAAAGTCTCATCCAAATTGTAATAAAACGGCGGATAAAGTAGCATTTATTCGCTTGTTGATTACTTTACAGATACTAATCACAAACTTTTTCATCATTTATGGTGTAATAAGAACCCATCATTTTGCAAAACCGAAAGTAATTTATTATGAAGTACCAAGTAATCTATACAAAGACCAAGAAAAAAGCAAAGTCCAAGCAAGTTGCAATTTTCTATAAAATTGAAGATGCTTCAATGTGGGAAAAGCATGTTAAGGAGCAAGGTTGTACTGAAGTAGAAATTGTGCCACTTTTTTGAGTGGCACACTCCAGTCTTTGAGATCCCTCAGTTCTCCTATAATAATCACATGCAGGACAGACCTGCACCATCCATTGAAACTGAAATTATGATTACCGCATCTGCCCATCCCTTCAAAATCTCTTGGGTTTTCACCGAAGAAGAGTCCAGCGCCATTCAACGTCTGGAACTGGTTCCTGCACAAACAGGTAGTGCTGCCTATGACGCCCTCATTTCCTTCCGTTCCTCGCCCGATAAGGTCTATCGTTACGAAGTTGAAGACGATGCCACGGCAGAGCGTTGGAACGCCCTTCTGAGCGATCCTAGTGCCCGTTCAGCGACTTCCTGGGGTTATGAAGTGAATCGTGCCCGGGCACATGGTGATATTGTAGAGGTGTGACAATCCAAAAACTGTCACTAATCGGGTGCTTATCTCACAAAAGCACCCTACAATTTATACATGAACAAAACAACACTATGATTTCTCTTCCAGTTGAACTGACAGAACAAAATTATTGTGATCAAAATCCAGTAACTATGGAGTTCTCATTTGAAGAACATGATCTTCTGATTTCTATTTTGTGTCACGCTCTTGATGCATCGGATCTTGTTATTCCTTGCATTTATGATTTTCCAGAAGACTCCGAAGTTCGGCAGCGTTATGAGATGCTGAATAAAATGAAAGAACAATCTTGTGATCTGTGGTCAAAACGTTTTGGTAGTGCTCCCTATTTGAACAATCCGTAAAATGCCTACCAAATCTCCCCTGAAACCTGAAATACTTAATCAAGCAGTTGCAGTTGCAATGTCTTCCCAATCAAAGAGAAGAATTGGTTCAATTATTCTCAAAAAAGGAAAACTAATTGCATCTGCCGTAAATCTTGAGAATAAATCTCATCCAATTCAGGCATTTTATGGGGAGAAAGCAAGTTGTATTCATAACAATGATGGGTTAAGTCACAAGATATATCTTCATAGCGAAGTTAATTGTCTTATTAGAAGTAAAGGTAAGGGAGATACTATCATTGTTGCAAGAGTTGGTGGTAAGGGTGGAAAAGAACTTAGAAACTCCAAACCATGTGCAATTTGCAGTCTTGCATTAGATGAATATGGTATTAGACATATTCATTATTCCACTAACAACGGTTTCATGTACGAATTTAGAGGAAATTAAATGAAATTCACTGATCTTAACTTTCAACCCCATACGCGATATCCTGATGGTATCGCTGCCCGTCACTTTTTTCCTAATGGTTATGGAGTTTCAATTGTAAGATTTCCCGGTTCATATGGTTATCAAGATGACCTATATGAAGTAGCAGTCATCAAAGGTGATGAAGATGATTGGGAACTGTGCTATGATACTCCTGTCGCTGATGACGTAATGGGTCATCGTGATGAGCAAGATGTAGAAATTATTATGGAGGAGGTTGAAAATCTGTAATTATGTCACAATTTAGCGTCGGTGATATTGTCACCAAACTATACGGGAAGAAACCTGCTGAAATTACCTACACTTCTGGTAGTTATTATAACTGCAAGTATCTTCATAGCAAACAATCTTTTTACGCTTATGGAAGCGACCTAAAACTTTACGAAGGAGAAACTGACGAAATGGCAACTGACACCAAGACCCTGTATTCTTTCACTAAAGAAGACGGTACTATTGCATACGGTACTCACATTGGCACCAACAGTCAGAACCAATATCTGATTGAGGAAAAAGGCAATGGAGCAATTCACGTATTTGATAAGAGTGTTCTGGAGGAAGTTGTTCCTTATACCTTCAGTGCTAAGATGGGTACTTGTGAGACCCATTATATTGGAACTCCTGGTGCTTTGAAGAAAGATGATATTCTCCTTTATACTGGTTCTAGCAGTCCTCAGATTGCTGTGGTGACTGGTGTGGATACCAAGAACAAGAGCACTCGTTCCAAGTTCAAAGGTGTCAAGATTGTAACTGAAGCAATCTAATTGCCTCATATGAACCAAGACGAACTTTTCCAAGAAAATGACACTCATATGCGATATGGACCGCCTAAAGAGTTTCTTGAATGGCATAAAGAGTTTCTAAAATCCTCAATTTCTGATGGTCCTAATGGTCCTTTTGATTTCAATACTCTTCAGATTGCCCTAAAAGAAACTGAGGAAGAATTAGATAATTGGCAAGACACTTCCCAAACCGTCACAGGGGTCTCCACAGACCCCCTCTGATGCCCTATAATAACTTCAGTTCAAACAAACAAATGCCTTCCAAAAACGGTTTCACTCTCATTGAACTACTGATTGCTTGTGCCATTGGTGGTATTGGTCTTGCCATTCTTGTTGGTATGGTGAATGGGAACTCTATTCTCCCATCCAAACAACAGTGTATCAACGGTGGTGGCAAATGGACTGAAGGTATCCAATATGGACGTATGACTCAACTCTGTACTTACAACTGATTATGACTAAAGTGGTTTATAATGCCTGCTACGGTGGGTTCAGTCTCTCTAATGAGGCAATGGATCGTATGGTAGAACTTGGTTATCCTCTGGAATTGAATCCAAAATACGATCCAAATGCTAAATCTAAATGTTCGGATGATTCTCAAAAATATGAATGTTGGGGATATGTAGAGTGTGACCGCCACGACCCTATTCTGGTTCAAGTTGTAGAGGAGTTGAGAGAAAAAGCAAGCGGTCAATGTGCTGACCTTGAGATTACTGAAGTCCACGGTCCTTATCGTATTGAGGAATATGATGGTTACGAAAGTGTAAAAACTGCTCCTGATTATGATTGGATTACTCCCTGACACTTTCTAAACTGGCACAGGGGTCTCCACAGACCCCTCCTGATGACCTATAATAACTTCATACCAAACAACTCCAAATGACCCAAGACGAACTTTTCCAAGAAAATGACACTTATATGCGATATGGACCGCCCAAAGAGTTTCTTGAGTGGCATAAAGAATTTCTAGAATCCTCAATTTCTGATGGTCCTAATGGTCCTTTTGATTTCAATACTCTTCAGATTGCCCTAAAAGAAACTGAGGAAGCATTGGGAAATTGGCAAGACACTTGACGAACTGGCACAGGGGTCTTCCATGACTCCTCCTAATGCCCTATAATAACTTCAGTTCAAAGAAACAAATGTCTCCAAAGATTTCTATTGGTAAAGAACAAGCAATTCAGTTCTATGAGACTGAGTGGTGGAAAGATAAATCTTATCGTGAAATTGCTTTTTATCAACTCTTCACAGCAGAACTTATGTGTCCTTTTGATGTATTTCACGAAGCAGTTGAAAAGTCTCTTGGTCGTCCAGTGTTTACTCACGAATTTGGACTGAATTATGATGGTCTTTGTGAAGAATTTCTTGGATACCGAAGTGCTCCTTCACTTCAAGACATCATAAATCTTATTCCAGAGGACAAACGAGTTGTTGTGTGATAATGTAAAATGATTGGACGCATTTTTGGTGTGGGAGTGGGTACCTTTCTAATCCTACTCATTCTGTTAGCAAGAGGTCTTCCAGTATTATTCTTTCTGAAGATGCTGCCCCTTGTAATTCTTCTTCTGATTGCCGTTGCCTTTATCTGGGCAGGCATCACTTCTGACTGATTGTTCTTTACTTACTTACTAAACTATGTCTACTGGAAAAATTGTTGTTGGTGCTGGTGCTGCTGTTCTGGCACTTCTGATTACTGCTGGTCAATTCACTACCATCAACACTGGTGAGAATGGTCTCTACGTCTCCTTTGATGGTAAGGTGAAAAATGAGGTTCTGACTCCTGGTATCAAATACGATGGTTTCGGCACTATCAAGGTGTTCAACACTCGTAAGATTACGGTGCAGTCAAATGACCTGACTCCTAAGACCAAAGACAACACCATTATGAAAGATATGGATGTTGTGGTTACTTATAGTCTTGCTCCCACTTCTCTGTTTGACTTCTACACTGGTTACGATATGAGTAACCACGGTGTTGCAGAGAATGGTCAGATTGAACTGATGTCCAGTTTCATCAAACGTCTGATTACTTCTGCTGTAAACCAATCGGTGGATGAATACCCTGCTCTGGAAGTGAACTCCAGTCTGGACCGTATTCAGGATACCATTCGCAACAACCTGAATCTTGCTCTGGAAAAGAATAACCTTGCTGGTAAGATTACTATTGAGTCTGTGGTGGTTGTGAAGGCAGACCTTCCTAACGATTTGGTTGCCTCTGTGAATCGTGTGGTTGCTGCTCAATCTGCTAACAAAGAGCAGGAAGTTCGTACCAAAACTGCTCAACTGAAGGCAGAAGAGAACAAAGCACTTGCCTCTACTGTGACCAATCAATCGCTGGAATATCAGCGTAACGAAATCCTCAAAGCAGCGTTTGAGAATGGTTCTATTCAAAAGATGGTAATCATCAACGGTGCTAAGATGGACTTCCTGCCTGGTGGTTTCTCGGATAAGTGACCAGTTGAATAACTGCCACATTACCCGCCCATAAGGCGGGTTTTTCCGTTATACTATAAAAGTTAAAAAACAACACAGATGAAGAACCTTCACCTTGAGCACCCCGAAGACACCATCCTGAACGGTGATTTGACCGTGCTGGATTGGTTCGTGACTGCTGGTAATCTCAGCGTCAAGATTGACGGTGCTCCTGCAATCGTATTCGGCACGAATCCTGAGAATGGTGATTTCTTCGTGGGCACGAAGAGCGTATTCAACAAAAAGAAAATCAAGATTTGCTATACTCAGGAGGACGTGTTTGCTCTGTATGATGAGGCAACCCACGCTAGTCTGATTGAGATTCTGTGTGCCTGCCTGAAGTATCTGCCCCGCATTAGTGGCATCGTACAGGCAGATTTCATCGGTTTCGGTGGTTCCGATGAGTACAAACCGAACACCATTACCTATAAGTTCCCTGCAACTGTTCGCCACAACATCATCCTGGCACCTCACACCGAATACTATACCGAAACCACGATGCAGGATGCGATAGCATCTCCGATTGTGGGTCAACTTGATGATACCGACTTCGTGAAGTTCGTGAAACCTCAGGCATACATCCTGCACAATCAGGATAGTTTCGCTGATGTTGAAGAGGTGTGCAACTTCGCCCGCCAGATGGCACAAATGGTGACGTTCGTTGATGGTAAGAAACTGGCGGAAATCAAGAAACAAATCAACGCTTGTATTCGCTCTGGTGTTAGTGTTGACCCTGAGGACTTTGATTGTGACCCTAACCTGATTCGTTTCTGGAAACTGGTAAAGAGTATCAAAGAGGATTGCCTGTTCCTGTGCCGTAATGACGGTCCCGAAGCATACATCGGGCACGACCGTATTGATGCCGAAGGTTATGTAATGGCGAATGAGTTTGGTATGTTCAAACTGGTGAATCGTGAGTCCTTCAGTTATGCCAACTTCACCAATATAAAGGCATGGAATAAATAAAAACAAAAAACATGAAGACGTTCTTTCAGTTTCTTGAGGATATTGATAAACTCAGATCCTATGAAAAGACAAGACATGAAGATGATACTTATCAATCATCGGTACAAAGACTACAGAATCCAAGACTCAGGAAACTGAGAAGATATTTAAATAAAGAGATCGGAAGGTTTACCGTTTGATAAAATAAATACAATCAGTATTTACAGTATCTTCAAAATGAAGACATTCGCAGAATTCATTGAAGAAGCAAAAAGAATTAGAATTCTACGCACGGCACATTATACTTCGGCATCAAATAAAGAAAATATTCTCAGATCTGGTTTCAGAGATTCCCCATCAACTGGTACATATCATCCAGATGATAAAAAAGGAATTGTTTATACCACACCATCATCCAGAGTTGGTAATGACTATGGATCTTCCAGAGTAAATCTTAGAATTGTCAATCCAAGAATGACGAATACCGATTCTCCAAGAGATTTTGGTAAAAACATCAAAAATTGGATGTCAACGGCATCCGACGAAGACATTAGTAATAAAAAAGGAAAACCAACCAGTTCGGTTGACCAGGCAAAGGCAGCATTTAAAAAAGGATCAAAAATAGTAAGAGTTCCCAATGCTCATGGTGGTTTTACTCCAAAACCAGGACAACCACAAGGATCTTATGTAATGATTGATAAGGATATTGCAAATCGTTCCATTGATAAGAATCCCAAACCAACCATAAAAACAAAGAATAAACCAAAAAGAGTGCAGACAAAACCAAAACCAAGAATGTCTGGATCACTGGGTAGTTCTGGTTCCTCTTCTGGTACAAAATCATACACTCCAGGTGCTGGTGGTAGATTCGGAATTGGTGGAGTTGGACTTGCCGATTAGGACACTTTGACAACTGGCACACAGAGTACCGTCATACACCCCAGTCTGCCCTTATAATAAGAGGGTCATCAACAGAACACCAATCCCATGACAAAGGATCAAATCAATTCCTTCATTGATTATGTGATGTCGTTTTATGGTCCTGATGAATTGTATCCCATCAAGGGAATCAATCGCACACTGATTCGCAAGGCAACTCAAGATGTGATGAGGATTTCCAAGATCAAGAATATTCCCTTCTTCTGTGGTGACAGTTATGATCGTGAGCAGGTTGCAGAACTTCTGACTTCTAAGTACAATCTTTCTTTTGTCAAATGATTGATTACGGTTTTTATTCACAAGAAGAACTAACCAAACTTGATGATTCTGATTTGTCCTTTGAAATTGCAGATGTATCAATTCTAAACAGTTCAGATGCCGATGATTATCTGGATCTTCTCATTAGTGAACTTCAACGACGTAATTCTAAATGACCAAGTACCGTATCATTTCCCGCCCATCTTTTCTTGATCCAACCAAAAGGCATTATGTTGCACAGTACAAGTCTCTGAATCTAATTTGGAAGGATGTTGACTTTAATCCCATCTATCCAGGATGTGCCAAAAGTCCTCATATTGAACATGTAGAAGAGTTCATTGATGCAGTCATTAATGACAAACAAATTGATCTCTCAGAAAAAGTTGTCAAAGTTTACGAGTGATTTAAACATGAAACTCAAACTGTTCCTTCTGTTCACCATTTTTCCGTTCCCTGCCCTTGCAAACCCAGTGTTCAAGTACACGACACCATGTGTTCTTGAATCCTCTAATACCATCAGCGAGGACGTATGTACCGTCGTAGAAACCCGTCAAAAAACAGGAACTCTCAAGACTCGAAACATTTATTCCAATAAGTTCAAGGTGACAATCAAATCCCGAATGGATCCAGAAAAAGGACTACTAACATGGGATTCTCATAATAAGTACGAGTACAAATGGGAATACAAACCTGGTTCCCATAAGAGCACGGATCCTTATACTTATGTGATGCCAGGTGTAATGCTACAGAGTGTTAGTTGGTACTGAATTATGTCACGTCGTAATGTTTGGTTGACTTTTGATGAATGGAATCTTATCAATAAAGAACTTTCTGATCAAAAGTATCATTCTTTTCAACTTTCTGCAAAACAGGTTAATCAATGGAAAGATGATATGAAGAGATATTCTTTTTATGAAAATCGTAAGTTTGAGCGAGTGGGTATCTATCCTGAAGTTGAAGAGGTGAAATCCCCAAGGGCATTAAACATTCTGTGTCGTGAAGGATGGAGACCACAAGACATGTATTATGTTATGAAGTCTTCTTATGATTTCATTGGATTCATTATTAATCACTGTGATGATGTGAACATGGATACAACTCTTGAAGAATGGGAAAATATTCGTAATCGTATGAATGATGTAATTGATAAGTCAGATAATAACATCTGGTTTGAGCATGATCTTATTGGACTGTACCGTTCTCTATCTGATACATTGTCTTACGCAAACCATAACGGTTAATGTATTCTTCTAATGATTCATTTAAAATGTTATGAAAAAATTCTATTTCTGCGGGAACAGGAATACCCTTGATTACACTTGCATAATGAACCAATTTAATCATATCACTCATTTCTTTGTTTAACCTAATTGTATCTGTATCTAATTCATCAGATTCTTTGGATACTTTTCTACCAATCCATTCAAGATTAGTTAAGGTATTATTCTTTAAGTCTCCGTCCTTGTGATAGATTCCCCAGGAGTTTGATGGATTAGGTAAAAAGGCAGATGCAACAATTCTATGTACATAACAGGTTTTTACTTTACCAGTGTTATTGGATAGTTTAACAATTGCATATCCGTCTTTTTTTGAACCACCCCAACTTGGTTTGAGTTTATGTATTTTATTCCATTTGGTAGAAAAGATGTCTCCATTAATTGTAACGAAGTAATCATTATAATCTTCTAACCCAGGAATGTCTGATAGTTTTCTGGTTACATCTGCCATAAATTACCTTACTTTTTTATTTTATAAGGTAATTTATATGTAACTTTGTGTGAAAATGAGAATAAATTTATGTTAGTATTGTATAATGGTAGTGTTATATCTTATAAATCTTCTTTAATACCTTATAATACCTTATAAACGTTTATAAATGTGTCTGGGTCTTGTGAGCTAAGCGAGCGTAGCATAAGATTCTGAGTTTGTCAACCCCCACTCCCGCCGAGACACTATAAGGACCGTCACAAGACTCAAAGACACTTATATTATTATATAATACTATCGTTATATGACATTTTTGCATTATAAGTGCTATATATTCTTATAAGACTCTCGACGAGACTGGCACTAGACTTGCATCTCGTCGAGTCTTATGGTATAATTACACAGTCACCAGGAGGATCTCGACGAGTTATGTACGACGACTACGATCTCGACTATACATACACCAACGACTATGCAGATCTCGACGAGGATTATGCACTAGATGCACATGATCTCGACGAGGACTATGCACGAGATTCATATGATCTCGAATCGCTTGCATATCGCCACTACGCATGATAGAATCTAGCACACATCGCAACGAGTTCTTATGATCGCACAGAAACGCATGGTACAAGTTACACTAGACATTATGTGTTATGATGACCTAGACCTACAGGATATTGACTGGAAGGAACTCTTAGACCTTGAAGGTGATGAGGAGGTGTACGCTAAGGTGAAAGACTACGCTGATCTATTCTAACATAAGAACCAAAACCTGTCAAGAGCGGTATCGAGCAATCGGTATCGCTTTTTTCTTTATGTGCCAGATGTATAAGTGTCACCAGACCCACCTAGAATCCCCCGGAAGGTGCTTATAGTTAGTGGGACACACAAGGACACCTCAATGTTCACTTCTGAAGAACTGACGGTCATTTATGAGATCCTGGATTCTCATAAGAATTATGTTGACGATGTAGAACTTGAGGTGCTAATTCGGGAGATTCTGAATAAGATTCACTATGACCTGACACCCTGAGAACTGGCACACGGGGTCTTGTGTCCTCATGAGATCCCTGTTACATTGCATTTGTCCCCGAGAAACCTCATGACTTACAAGGATCTTCTGAGTAATCTGCAAAATCTGACTGAGGAACAACTCAATCGTGAGGTGATTCTCTATAACTTTGATGAGGATCTGCTTCTTGATAATGAAGTGACGGAAGTTCGTGTCACCAAGTATGATGCTCCAGGACTGATTTCTGCTGGTACACCTTACATTGTGTTCTGACACTTCAGAAACTGGCACACGGGGTCTTGTGTCCTCATGAGACCCCTGACATACTTACATCGTTCACCACTCACAACACCATGGGAACCCGCTCTCGCATCGGTTATGAACTCCCCGACCACTCTGTGATCTCTGTCTACTGTCATTGGGATGGTTATGTAGAGCACAATGGTAAGATCTTGGTAGAGCACTATCAGAACCGTGATGATGTCATGGACCTTATTGATGGTGGTTCTATGTCATCTCTTCGCACTCGTTCTACCTGGACTACTGGTAGTGCTCTTCGTGATGATGCTGGAGAGTATATTACTGATGATAATGGTTATCTGATGTATGAGAATGATCGTGAACCTCAACCACTGTATCATTCAGAGCGTGGTGATGGTGAAGAACCTTGGCACTCTATTTTTGATGACTTTGTGGCAGGTCATTCTTGTGAAGAGTATGCTTACCTGTATGACCTGAATGGTAACTGGAAAGCATTTAAACTGGATTCTACTGTAGAACCCATTGAGATTCCTAGTTGTGTTACTGCCTAAGAGTCTTTAAGTATCTTAGAGTAGACTAGACCCTTATCTTCAACGGGGACAAACATAGTCTACTCATCTTTTCCATTCTTGTCAAGTACCATGTCACTCTCCGATAGCACAATCAACAACCTTGCCATTGCACTCACTCCTGAGGTGATTGATTCAATTCTTCAGGATGAATCGTGGGCAGAATATCTAACAGAAATCATCCCCGAGATTGTATCCAAGAAACTGGGATCTCAGGACATTGATCTAGTCACTGAGATCACTGTGTATATCATGGATAACATCAACATGAAACCCTATCAGACAGTTTGACAACTGGCACAAGGGGTCTTGTGTTCTCATGAGATCCCTGCCATACTTAAAGAGTTCAGACAGGAACACCCACCATGATTGTTGACATCACCAACTGCTTTCAACGCAATCCTGAGATTCTGCAAGACGTTTGTGCTCACCGTGTTGAGATTGCAAACTTCGTGATGAATCTTCTCAACCCAGAGGAAAACTATGATGATGTGATGTTCTATGAAAGTGAAATCCGTCATTACAAACTCTATGATGTGTGACAGTCCCTGAACTGTCCACCAGAGGGCACCAGGAGACGCTGTGTGCCCTTAGAATGAACAAGTCAACCACAACCACCCGAAACCATGGAAGACACTCTCCTGACCGAAATCATGGATGCTCCTGGTGAGATCTGGGATCTCCCGGAGATGCGTGATGAGGATGATGATGAAACCACCTGGAACGCTTTTCTGAACTCTAACTGGGACTTCTAGGACACCTTACCATCTGGCACACTGGGGGTTGACTTTAACTCCCACCCATGTCATAATTAAACTGTTAATCACCCAACCACCATGCAATTTCAAGTTACCGACATTGAGTTTGATTTCACCTGTGATGATGAAAACAATCTTCCTACCCTTGGGTATCAGGAAGACATCACAAATGATACTCTCGGACAAATCTGGGAGGCAGATGATGAGGATGATCTGATTGAAGAGATTACCTGTGCTACAGGTTGGTGCATCAAGTCCATTGATTATCGTCACGTTCTGAACTGAAATGACAAAAACTACTCTGACATTTGAAGAACTGGATGCCATTCTGTCACTGATTGAGAATCGCACTTGTGAAGGTTGGTATGAAATGAGTGAGATTACTGGTCTTGATTCTGCTGAATGTTGCGATCTCTACAACAAACTTACCGAAATGAGGGATGAGGTTTGATGACTGAACTCAAAGAGTATCATTTCACTGATGAACAAATCGACCAACTTCTGAGGTTGGTTCGTGGTAAAGCATTTCAGGTGAAGCATAATCCCCACCCAGAAGATGAGGATTATGATTACAACGAACTTGCTAATCAAATCGAAGACCAAATCGTAAACCACTCTACCAACGACTGATTATGTACCGCACTCTTTCTGAACTTCGTAACACCATCAATCGGATGATTGAGAGTCAAGGTGAGAACGCACCGTGTGCCGCATTTGTATTCACTGGGCACGATGTGTTTGAGTTTGATGAAGAGGACAATCAAGAGAAGTATTTTTCTACATTGTTCACGCAAGATGTACTTGCTGATGTAGGTGGAAGTTCGTACATTTATGAACAGGTTGGTGAAATGATTGATGATGCTATTCGTTTGCGTAAGAAGGGTATGGAACTCTACCGTGAGACGTTCTGAGAACTGGCACAAGGGGTCTTGTGAACCACCAGGATCCCTGCCATACTTAAAGAGTTCAAAAGGACACCTCATGAATCAAGCAGTTGGAACCCATGCAGTCCGCGAGTTCTTCACTGAAGAAGAATGGGACATGATCTACAACATGGTTGGTCATGCTCTCGATGATGATGATGAAGAATCGCAAACTGTCTACGACATTCGCAACAAGATCCATTCACTCTACAACGACTGATTAAACAAATGGAAAAGCAACTTCTGATCTCTCAACTTCGTCTAGGTTCTAATGGTTCGGAGATTCTCACAATTCTTGACAAACTGTGTGGTGGGATGGATGATGGTGAATCTAGTCAAGATCCTATCCCAACCCTAGACGAGATTCAGTTCTAAAGTCTAGTCGAGACATGTGCCACTTCATCTAGTGGCACATCCAATCTAGTCGAGATGCACCTCATACACTAGATTACATCTGTTCGAGATCGAGATCCATGCAAACCGCATTTGTCACTCCCATCTCAAAGAAGGCAAAGAATCGCTTTGCCAACCTGATGCAATCAAACGAAGAGTGCATCATCGAGCAACACAAGGGTAACAAGTTGTTTCTTACATCAATCAATGGTAAGAATCACTTTTGGGTTAACCTTGACAAAGACCCAGACTGGATGGTAGAATTATAAGACAAGGAGGAAGGGGTTTGCCTCCTACTGTAAGACAAAGTTACCCAACGTGAGAGAACAGATAATCATAGCATAGGTGATGTGGGTTGATCGGGATGTTGGGGTGGTGCCTGACATCCTTTTTTATAATTCTCTCATAACGCTACCGTTATACGAGCATCCACCTGCCCGATACTTATAAGTGTTGAGATTCGACCTTGTGCCAATCCTGCAAGTGTCCCAAGGGTGGTTGTGGTGGTCGGTTCTGATGGGGCATCATTCACTCAACGGCGCACCACCTGACGCCGACACAACCCACACCACCCGACAGGCAAATGACCTTCGATCTTTCTGTTCTCTCCGACGATCAAATGAAGGCGCTGCAGTTGCTTGTGCAGCAGCAAATGGAAACCCGTAAGGTAACGTTTGACGATCAAGTTTCTGCGGTTCAGCAACAGCGTTTCGCTGATCGTATGAAGGAAGTTGAGCGTAGCATCGCTCAGATTGAAACAGTTAATGCTGCATTTGAGGTTTGTCTGAATGACATTCTGGGTGACATTGAAGAATCCCGCTGGATTGTATCTCAACTGGACAAGTGCCGTCGTGAGAATGACTTCCGCCGCTTCAATTCTGTTCACTTTAAGTATCGCGGCAAGGATCTTAAGGTTGAAGAGATGCTCAAGACCCTGGCGGCAATCTATCGCCTGAAGACCAAAAAGTATACCAATTCCTGCCCTAAGTATAGCGATCGTGCTATTGTTCGCAAGGAGATTCGCTGCCCCCATTGTGGTGAATACGCTGCCAAACTTGTTAAGTTTCTTGAGATCAAAGGTATCCGCTGGGCAGATCTGTGACAGTTGGTTAAGTGTCACAGGGGGATCGCAGGATCCCCTTCCCTGCCCTTATACTAAGGAAGTCAACCACACCACACCACACCGATGAACCGAGTCACCATCACCCGAGTCACCATCACCCGAGTCTCTGGCAACGGCAAGACTGGTCCTATCACCACCACCCGCACCGAGCGCAGCACCTGCCCCACCACTTGCCCTTTCTACAACAGTGGTTGCTACGCTACGTTGGGTCGTGAGCGTATGCAATGGGATCGTTTGAATCGTAATGAAACTGGTGTAGTTTGGTCGGAGTTTCTTACTCAGATCCGCAAGATTGTTCCTAACGGTGTTCTGTGGCGCCATAATACCGCAGGTGATCTGCCACACAATGATGGTAACATTGATTACCTCGCCCTTAAGGGTTTGATCAATGCAAACAAAGGGAAGAAAGGTTTCACCTATTCTCACCACGTTCTGAATCAGCATAACATTGTCTGTCTGCAGAACGCTAACATGATGGGATTCACTGTTAACGCTTCCTGTGAGTCTGTGGATGATGCTGATCGTGTGATGACAGAGTATGGAATCCCTGCCGTTGCTGTAGTTAATTCTGAGGAATCGCGCCGATTCTTTACAACTAGCAGCGGACGGAAGGTTATCACCTGCCCCGCAGCATTGCATCCTGACAAAGTTACCTGCGCCACGTGTGGTTTGTGTCAGAAAGCGGACCGTAACTACGTTATAGCGTTTCCTGCTCATGGTGCTTCCAAGCGTAAGGTCAACGCCATTGTGGCAGTCTGAGAACCGCACACTAAGGGGGGAGAGATCCCCCCGCATCCGTGCTACCATTACAGAGTCAACCGCAAGGGCAACCAATGACCACCAGCAACGTCTACGCTCAGCAGATCCGCGAACAGGGCAAGGATCCTAGCAGTGCTCCCGCACCTAAAAAGACCTTCCCTTGTAAGATCGGAGCACGTTACTTTCAAACAGAGGAAGAGTATAACGAAGCACTAGCAGACTTCCTGAACGGTTACTGATACAAACAGGGGGCGATTGTTGCCCCCTTTCTTTATACTTTTGTTGTAATTATTTTATTGCAGGTTAGGTACCGACCTTTTACGTCAACGGTGATACCCCCCACCTCCTTTGGTTGTCCCCATATCCTACAGCACCACAGCACCCCAATGGACACCAGGATGGACAGTTGTAACATTGGCACACGGTCAAAAAAAGGTTCTACCTCAATCCTAGCACGGGGGCGGACCTTAAATCAACCCCCTGACCCATAAGCATTGCTGATCGCTCAACCCCTTGACTCTCCCCCCGTTTGGCGCCATACTGATCTCAGTTCACACCACACCACCCGATGAACTTCTCCACTCTCACCCGCACCGCAGTCCGCAGCATCCTGATTCAAAAGGGACCGCAAACGTGCTCTGACCTTGTGCGCCTGATGGGTCTGGACCCTAAGCGCCACAAGGGCACCATCCACGCCATTATGGTGGATCTGGAGGATGAAGGCATCCTGAGCGCCACCATGAAGGGCAAGCGCCGTGATCTGTGGTTCATCCACACCGATCGTATCCGCAAGCGTGATCGCCTGTTTGCCGCTCTCCTGGGGTGATACAATACGGGGGGATCGGTTCTCCCCCCTTCCTACCATGCTAAGATTCTTTACCAGATCCCGCACCGCATCCTTTCACCGTAAGACCTTGAAGAATTTTCTGATCATCGTTGTCCTTGGTTGGTTAGCATGGCAACCACTGCAACCAGTCCGCAACGTGACAGCGGATGCACTGTCCAC